AAAGGGGTAAATTAATACCCCCATATTGACATATTTATGCAGTTGTCACATCTTTGATTGCAGCAAATGACTGTGCATGACGTACAGCAACGTCAAATGCAACTACAGCCTTAACAGAAGTTAAGTTTTTGCTGAAGTCATCACTGTCCTCACCAACTGTTACTTCGATACCACCACCGAACAATCCAAGAATTGCTTGTGAGAAGTCTCCCATAACAACAGCAGAACAAACACCAGAACTAGAACCTTTTGTAAGGTTGCTTGGAACTTGGTTTGTCATTGCTACTGGATATCCATTAAGAACACCAGGAGTAGCACCTCTACCAATAGCTGATAGGTCTGCATTGTATAAGAATGCACCATCACCAGTTGTAGAACCACCTGCTCTTAGTTTCTTCAATGCACCCATTACTTTTGCGTTTGTTACATAAGCAATGTTATCTGCATTAACACCAGCATTATCTTCCATGATTGCTGTTTCAAGATCAACAATTTTTTCAAGAGTAATAGCACCACCGTTAGTACCGATTGCAACAGAACCAATACCAGAAGTGTTCATGATACCTGTAGGCTGACCTGATGAACCAGATCCGTTCAAGATACCAAGATCAATTCCTAAGTTAATACCATCAGATAAATCTCTTCTTACTAGATCCTCAATCCCAGGTGTTGCCTGTATGAGCATATTCCTTGAGAATTTTGAAAGACTTGCTAAAGTCTTTGGTGTCATTGAAATCTGATCAAATGTGGATTCTGCTTGAGAAATCGCTGTTGTCTCAGATGATAAATATCCAGTAGAAGCAACACCAGATCTTCTTGGTATTGCAACATCACCAACAAGACCAGATAGTACTTGAACACCAAGATTCACCATTACAGTGTTATTTCTTAATGCTTCGATGAAATCATCTGCTCTTAAATCTGTAGCAACGATATTACCGCCAGTATTAGCACTAGAAGTTACATATGTAGCTCTTTTTTGCTTTGATAATGCAGAGAATGGGAAGAATAATGTCTTACCACCAGCATTGCGATGATATCCCTGACGTTGTACTTCCTGTGAAAGCTCTCTTGCAAAACC